TGCAACGGATAAAGAACCCATTGAGTAATACAGTCAACCATGGCAACGACACGTAGCTTTCCTGGTTCCTCAACTAAGGCCAACTTGCCTAGTTCTCCAAACGTTCCTCTGACCTTACCGTCCAGCACGTCCCTCTTTGAGTACTTACCCTTGGAGATCTGACCGATCTTCCAAAAGGCAGCCTCCCATAGCGGCGCGAACAACAAGTTCGAAGAACGAGTAAGAATTAAAATAGTTATTAAAGAAGGTATCAACGTGGGACGAGTTAACCACGAAACACAATCCTCAACAATATTAAAGACCGACACAGAAGACTCGTAGTCTTTAGCCAGCCTTGGCTCATCGCCCTTGGCTTTACCCTTATAAACCTTCACGGTGTTAGGGCTAGAAGTCATCAGGGGAACCAATTTGATATTATAATCCAATATTTCGTTCTTTAGGATCCCATCGGGAGGGCACCATACGGACTCAGACTTAACGGATTGAATCCGAGCAAAGTCACGTACGTCACGCCCCTTACTTGGTCTTGATAAAACTACTTTAGACCGGAATGGTTTAACGCCCTCAGCCTCCAGCGCTCTCCGGAACCTCTCGCAATGAGAAGTCCAGGACGAGATAAAATTTGAAGAAATCTCCACTCCGGGATCAGTGACGGTTTTGAAGCTCATCTTCCCTTTATAGTCCAATACTCGATAAAGAGTAAAGAAACCTAACCAGAGTCGAATTGCCCCTCTATCGCCCTGTCTGATTCTTTGTCTATGGTTCCCAGGAATTACCCGAGGTAAGCCAGAAGAGCTACATGCAACTGCAGCCCCAACGAGCCGTGGCTGGGTTCTCTTACCCTGTCCTATGCTCTGCATTAGCAATACATTACATGTTTTAAGGTATATAGCCAGACCACGGTCACCCTGAGACCGTTTCATACTAATCACAAACTTAGAGAAAACAAAGCAAGCCTTTACCCAACCGAGGGAATTAGTTCCTACGACAAGCGGCACTGCCCTTGCGAGCAGCCCCACGAGTCGCTTAGCGGATTTTACACCGCTCTGCCAAATACTCAAAGCAGTCTTCACTTGTAAAGGTGAAAACGATTGCTTCATGATTATAGTTTTCTTATCAAATAAATAATAGGATACACACAATCATATTCTCCTTATGGATACTTCATAGTCCGGTTAAGGACCAGGCTAACCATTACTGATTAGCGGATTTGAGGCTATCTCATCCTGGATACCATACGAAGATTAAGTACTACTTCGGTTTCTCGACCCCCCCAATAAGGGGGCCGAGGCCGCAGGCAGCCGATAAAGGCAGGAATTGTGATCCCTGTGGTTGCCGGTGGCTAGAGTCTAAAATCTCTTGCCCCGTCCATCAGTGATTCCACAAAACACCACCAAGAGGTAATATGAACTATATGATAGAGCTACCTGTACTCAGGATCCCCACTCTACCCAATCTGTACATTTTGTACACCTTCGCCGCCCGAAAGCCGCTATATAGCCATACCTTCCTAGCTCCCCCCTAAGGGGGTAGGTCCTCTTTATGGTATGCAGTGTGGAGGTCTGCCTGATGGACATTTTCCAGATGTCTATGAGACACCCTTCTTCCCTAGTCTTTATTGATTAGACATAGGAACAATCGATTCTTCGATCCACACACCGGTGCCACAATGTATCCTAAGAACAAGTTCTTAGTG